TACACTGCGTAAAGCGTTTCCCACTGAATTGTTATCGGGCCACGAGCGCGTTATGGAAGTTGTAGACTCACTGTTTCAGCGAGCGGTTGACGGGCACGTCCCGGCAGCAAAGCTGTTTCTGGAGTGCCGTGCGGGGTGGATACCGAAGGAGAAGGAGCAGGAAGTGGCGTCTAAAGCGGCGCCACTGGTGATTAAAATGTATGATGGAGGAAAGATCAGTGGGGAAGAAGCGGAAGGGTAAAGGCAAAGGCAAATAGCTTTGCTTGAAATCGAACTTACAGAGCCGCAGACGAATTTCGTCCAAGCGCCAGAACGGTTTGTGGCGTTCGTGGGCGGGTTCGGTAGTGGGAAAACGTTTTCCCTGTTCTGTAAGATGCTTATTGACAAGTTCAAGTATCCCGATATTGACTTGCTGTATTGCGCACCGACGTATACACTGATTCGAGACATCGCCTATGCGGAACTACCAAGCCTTATCAGCGAAGCGCCGGTCCAGTGGCGGCTTAACAAAGCGGAGAACGTCCTGTATATCGAGGGCTATGGAAAGATACTTTTTCGCACCATGGATCGCCCGGACAAAATCGTGGGCTTCAATATGGGGCGTGCCTATCTCGACGAGCTGGACACCCTACCAGAGCACCACGCCAGACAGTTCTGGGTCAAAGTCATCGCACGTATGCGACAGCGATCCCGCGTCCCAGGGTTCACGAACCAGATAGCGATAGCGACAACGCCTGAAGGTTATCGGTTTACATACAAGACTTTCGGGAAGGATATCAGGCCAAACTATAAGTTGGTGAAGGCTCCAACGCGGAGCAACCCACACCTACCGGATGGATACATCGACTCCTTGATGCAGGCGTACCCTGCAAACCTTATCGAAGCCTACCTTGAGGGTGAGTTTGTAAACCTCACCTCAGGCACGGTTTATTATGCCTATGAGCGGGGGTCACCGGATAACCACCACACACGCTATCCGTCCCGGAAGCCGATGGAACCCCAGATACTGGTGGGGGTGGACTTTAACGTTTACAACATGCACGCAGTTTGCGCGATTATGCAGGACAACTGCTTGTATGTTTTTAAGGAGTATACGCAGGTCAGGGACACGCCGACGCTGCTAAAAATGCTGTCCGATGACTTGCTAGGAACGTACACCCACTCCATCGTGATGTACCCGGACTCGACGGGTGCGAATGCTGCCTCGGCTAACGCCAACGTGTCTGATATCAAGCTGATTTATGAGACCCCTGGCTTTCGAATTGATGCCCCCAGGAAGAACCCCAGGATTGAAGACCGGGTAGCTGCCGTTAACGCAGCCTTTTGTAATGCGGTAGGAGAACGTAAACTCTTTATCCATGAGCAGTTCTGTCCAGTGCTGCAGGAAGCCCTAGAGCAGCAGGTGTACGACTCGAATGGGAAGCCGGACAAGTCATCTGGGCACGACCACATAGTGGATGCGTTAGGGTATATGGTACATCGGTTATTCCCAGTGGGTGGCGCTCCGACCATTAGCACAGTGCAGGTTGTAGGATACTAGCATGGCCTTTATCGAGTACCACAGAGACTACCACCATCTGCACAAGATGTGGCAGAAATGCCGCGATGTTCTGCTGGGTGAAGACAGGATCAAAGAGCGGTCGCAGACCTACCTTCCAAAACTGAGGGGGCAGGACGATAACGACTACGCAGCCTATCTTTTGCGGGGGGCGTTCTACAACGCCACGTTTAAGACGAGTGCCGCGCTCTCGGGCATGGCCGTGCGCAAGATGCCGCGTGTTGTCGACTCGACGCCTGCTGTAAACTCCTGGCTATCGAGCAGCTTTGATGAGTACGGCCACGACGTATGGCGGTTTACGACCCGCCTTGTTGAAGAAAAGGTAAACACAGGCCGCGTCGGTGTGCTTGTTGACTGGAAACCCCTCGGCGGGAACGGCACGTTGGCGGATCAGGCGTCGAAGACACCCTACGTCACAATGTACAAAGCCGAGCAGATCATCAACTGGCACTGGACCGAGAACCGGCTTGACCTTGTTATTCTTCAGACCATCGAGGAAGAATTTGATTCGTTCGACTACGGGACAGAGGAAGTGGAGTATCAGCTTGTTCTTTCGTTTGACGAAAACGGGTATTACAAGCAGGACACCTATCGGGACGGGGCGTTCCAGAAAACAGTCTACCCTTTGCGGAACGGGCAGAAGCTGAGGGAGATTCCGTTTTTCTTTCTGGACATGGATGACACAGCGGATAAGCCGCCGCTGTATGATATAGTCAACCTGAACCTGAGACACTACCGACTTTATGCAGATTTTGCCCATTTACTCCACTTTACCTCCATACCGACACTGGTAATTACGGGCGCTCAGCTGGAATCGGGCCAGGAACTCGCCATCGGGTCAGAAAAAGCCATGGTTTTTACTAACCCGGAGGCAACGGCAACGTGGATTAAGGCCGGATCAGACGGCGCAGAGCCGATTAAGGCTGAATTGCTGGAACTTGAGAACAGAATGGCGGCTATCGGCGCCCAGATTTTGCAGGATCGGGTGGATAGGGAGACCGCGCAGGCAGCGCAGCTGAGAAATGCATACAATACCAGCTTTCTAAGTCTACTTGTACAGGAAATTTCCACCGTCGTCACACAGGTTATTATGTTCGGGGCGTGGTGGATGGGCAAGCCACTACCTGATTCGTTCCGATTTGAGCTAGACACCGATTTCAACACAGTTCCGTTGCCCGCTGCCGAGCTTCAGGTGTTGGTACAGGCGTATCAGGCAGGTACGATTTCGCTTGAAACCTTTATCTACAACCTGGAGCGTGGTGAATATCTGCCTCCGGGCACGGATATCAACGAGGAAATGGAAAGAATCGAAGCAGCCGAGCCGCAGCCGACCCAGTTTGCGCTGGAGTTGACCGGCTCGACAGCTCCGAGGCAGGTGCGACAGCCGAAAGGTGTTCGCGATGATAATGAACCACGGTAACGTAAACAGCAGGAGAAGATTATGAGGCTGAATAGCAGGTTAGCCCCACTTTATAGTATGGCGGATGAAGATGCCGGTGGCGGTGGAGGTGCTCCCGCGCCTGAACCGGCAGAAGCTAAACCTTCTGACTCGCCTACCTTTACCAAAGAGGATTTGGATAAAGCGATAGCGCAGGCGACGAAAGGGCTTGACTCAAAGAACAAGGAACTGCTTGGAAAACTGAAAGAGCGCCAGCAGCAACTTGAGCAGTGGGGCGACCTAGACCCTGACCGGGTTAAGTCTGTTCTGGAACAGTTCGATTCCAACGAGGAAATGAAACTGTTAGCCGAAGGGAAACACGACGAAGTGATTAATCGTCGGATGGAAAAGGTCGCGGCCCAGTACGATAGCAAAATCGACGGTCTTTCCCAGGAAAAGACCACCCTAGAGCAGCAGCTAGAAGCCGCTAACAACCAGATTCGTGACCTCCTTATCGACTCTAGGGTTGTTACCGCTTTCAACGGCGAGCAGGGCTTAGAGAGCGCTGTACCGGATGTCGTTTTCCGGGCTAAGAGTGTGTTTCGGGTCGAAGACGGTGATGTAGTTGCCCGCGATGCTAACGGCGAACTGATGCGTGGCAAAAATGGCCCGCTCACCATCCAGGAGTGGGTGGCTGATCTGAAAGATAAAGCCCCGCACCTGTTTCCTGGGTCCGGCGGTGGCGGTGCTACCGGCGGTCGGGCAGCTGGCGGTGGCGATTTCGATTCCCGCATGATCGCGGCGGCGCAGGCAGGCGATATGAAAGAATATCGCAAGCTGCGAGCTGCTAAAGAAAAGGCCAGGCTCGCTGCTAACGAGTGAGTTCCCTCCCCGCCTTCAGCCCCGTTCGGGGCTGAAGGTTTACTTTCCCTGCTGTTCCGCGTATAACTAATCCAGACACGATCTGAGTATCAGGCCGCTGTAGACTGAAGGTAACGCCCGATGTCTATAGATTACCCAAAGGGGAAAATCTGACAACTCACCGGTGACGCCGTTAAGTGGTCTTAAACTTACACTTTGTTATCGGGGAGTTATCAGTGCCCCGAAGGAGAATCAAAAATGGCAAACTCATGGTCGCAGGTCGACTGGATTGCAGCCGAGGCGCTGGTACATCTGGAAGACGCGCTCGTTATCGGTCGCCTCGCAGCTACCGACAAAACTGCGGATTTTCTCACCACGCCGAATGGCTATACCGTTGGTGATACGGTTCGCATCAAAACCCGTCCCGAATACGCCGTCAAGGAATTTGACGTAGACGGTAGTATCACTCGTCAGGACATCCGCGAATCAACCCGCACGATGACCATCGAAAAGCACTACGATGTGTCTGTTGCGGTTACTGCGAAAGAGAAAGTCCTGGATCTGGAGTCTTTCTCTAGCCAGGTCATCCGTCCCGCAGCTTACGCGATTGCTGAGAAGTGTGACATCTTCATCGGCCAGAAGATTCTGGACGCTGCTGGTCTCTACGCTTCCACTACTCTGTTCGAATCTGCATCTGATATGGCTCTTGCCCGGAAAGCGGCAACCCTGCAGCAGCTTGACCCGAACCGTATGTGTCTGGTAGACCTTACTCTGGAATCTACCCTCCTGGGTGCGGATTACTTTAACACCTACAACAATCGCGGCGGCAGCGGTGAGACCGTATTTAACAGCGGCTCTATGGGCTTTGCGATGGGTATGAACTTCTACTCATCTATCAACTTCCCCAGCGATTCGCACACCTACGGTAACGGTACCACCTCAACCAACAACGCGACAGCTACCGATAACGTCATCGGCGCTACTGCTCTGACGGTTGACGCTACTTCCAATACGTTCCAGGCAGGCGACCGCATCGCTATCGCCGGTGTTCGTCGGCCCCTGAAAGTTGCTTCTCAGGTAACTGCTGGTGCTACGAGCATTCCGCTGACCGACCCGATTACCGAGGTCATTCCGGATAACGCAGCTGTTACTGTTATCTCTGCCGGCTCTACTGGTCTGGCTCGCGGCGCGATCTTCGATGATCGTTCTCTGGGCTTCGCTATGCCCCGCCTGGATACCCCCAGCGATAAGCCTGCTTCTGTGGCTTCTAGCAACGGGTACTCCATCCGTGTCGTACAAGGTTACGATATGGATAATAAGACCGAGACCCTGTCTCTCGATCTGCTGCTTGGTGCTGTAGCGTATGACCCGCGTAGGATTACCCTGCTGCGTGGCGATTCCTAATAGCAACTGAATAGGGGCGGGCAACCGCCCCTTTTTACAACAGCGGGAGAGCTATTGTGATTAAGATGTACAAAGGTGATAAGGTCATCAACGCGGATAGCGACCAGATGACTGTACTCAAGGCGGCGGGTTGGTCTGATGTAGCCCCAGAAGTAGCAAAAACGGTAACAGCCGAAAAGTCTGCTCCGCAACCCAAAGCGAAGGCAAAAACTGAAGAAGGCTGATGCCTTTTTATTCTTTGGAGACGATAGATGGCTAAGTCAGATTATCTTGAAAACTCGATTATCAACCATATTTTCCGGACATCGACGTTTTCAAAACCTTCGGTTTTGGCCGTCGCTTTGTTTACGTCAGCCCCTTCAGATGCTGGCGGCGGTACGGAAGTAACAGGCGGTTCTTACGCTCGTGTAGATCACCCTCCTAGCGATGCTAATTGGGACGCAACGAGCGGAACTGACGGACAGACAGCAAACAGCAGCGTTATTACATTTCCCACTCCGACCGGAGATTGGGGCCAGATTACACACTTTGGAATTTTTGACGCGACCAGTAACGGGAACCTCCTGTACCACGGCGCGTTGACTGCTCCGAAAACTGTAAACAACGGCGACCCTGCTCCGACGTTCCCTGCAGGCTCGCTCAGCATCACGGAGAGCTAAGATGGAACATGAGCTTAGAGAACTGTTAGCGTGGTTTACGGGACACGGATTCGGTTTGACCGACATCATCGGGATTCTTTCCATTGTTGCGGCGATTACGCCCACCCCGGTAGATAACGCACTTCTCATCGCACTGAAAAAGATTGTAAACGCTGGTGCGTTTAACTGGGCTGAAGCCGAGAACAAGAAGAAGCCAGGTGAGCCGAAAGTTTAACAGGTTCGGCGGCATTCTGGTGCTCTTGGATCGGAGGCCTGCTGCCGGTTTTCGGCGCCAGTTTGCTGCCGTCTTATGACTTGGGGGCTGGTTAGCGGTTAATTGACCCCAACGGATGGTTGCTCCCATACCTCTTCTGAGGCGTCGTGGCCCGCACCATGGCGAGGGAGCAACCTCTAAACGCTAGAGGCTGCGGGGCTTCAAATGTTTCGAGGTAAACACACTATGGCTATGCCACCGAAGTATTACAGACCTTGGAGTGAAGTTGATCCTTCAATGACTCACGGCGGTATCGCTGATGAGCTGGGTCGGTTCGTAGCGCCTGATCTGGGCGATAACCCTACTTCACAAAACCGGACTATGGTTACTATCTTCCAGGAGTTTAACCTGTCCTTGACTGCAATCTCTATGCATCCTTACTCTGATGTAAAGGGGTTCCCTGACCGCGCTTTGATTGAAGAGTCGCTGAAAGTTGCACAAACCTTTGCTGAGCGGGTAATTACTAACACCCACACTCACGCGACGAAGTTTTTTAGCCACACTCACGCGATCCCTCCGACTGAGCATTTCAAGCTGATGCCTATCCGGTATCCGTTGGGTAACACGTTTGCTGACGAGTTCGTATACTGGGGTCTAGGCACCCTGGTTGAAATTGCGGAGAACAACCGCAACGCGCTTCACAAGTCGCTTGATCCTACAGCTTCTGAAATCGTTTTGCGCGGTATGTATTCGTGGAAGGCTGACGTGATGAAGTTCTGGTTTGCTAAAGAGGTTGCAGGCGAGATCAGCGACGCAGAACTTGACGAACTGTTCGCCAGCCTGAAGTTGCCCAACCCGTTCTACCCGGATGTAACTTCTGATAAGCCTGAGGCGGGTGATGTTGTTAAAGCTCTGACCGGCCTGGACGTTCTGAAGTGGCTGCCAGACGAATCCGACTGGACTGTATTCGCACAACTGCGTCGTCGTCGTCATCAGCCTGAGCGCGTTCTCCAACCGGAGGCTTCCATGCCTACGACTGAGGACGTAACTCCTCATAACACTATGACTTCGCCGGACGCTTTGTCCACCGGCGGGCCACAAATTTAGGAGGTGATGTATGAAACCACATAATTTCAACATCAAGCTCAGCATGGACTCCACGTCTGAAGATGTAACTAATCAGACTGTTTTGCTGGACTTGACTGAGTACGCTTCGACGGGTGGAGAGTTGACGCTCAAGCAGATGACCTTTACGAAAGAGGCTCTGCCTAAAATCCTAGACGCTATTATTCAAGCATTTGATTCTATGTCACAGCCGTGGCAAGAAC